TTGAAAATGAAAATAATTATTTGTATTTGATATATTACCACTAGAATTTATTTTGCCAACCGTAATTGAAAACCCAGATGCATTAGAAATATCGGACACATTATCAAAAGTAGGAACACTTCTAAACCCAGTGGGACTGGTAGCACCTCTAAATCTTACAACATCATTGGTAGATCTTTTATGAGTTGGTGAATAAACATTGACATAAGTATTTCCTGAATATTTAATCGTTTCAAAAGGATTGGTTTGTAATAAAATTAATACTGCAGGTTCAACTCTTGCAGGTCTAGCTTTAGGTAAACCTTGTCCGTCGGCCGTGAATCGTCTTGGTTCTAACTGTGGGTGTTTAGGCTCGAATTCTGAAACATGGACAAAGGCACCATTCCATTCCGTTACCATTTCAGAATAAGGAAACTCTAATCCTGATCTATCTGATATGGCTTTTGCATATTTTCCTTTTGATAAATTAGACATTCGGATAATAAGTTTTTGGTGTTATGAAAGAACTAGATGAAGATCCATCTTCAGCTAATGCTCTTTGTAATTCATCTTCGTATAATAATTTTAATTCCTGGATTCTTTGTGGCGCTTTTTTAAGAGCCAAATAATAAGCAAGACCCGCACACATACAAGGAACGAACCGATAAGGTACATCGACTGCATTTGTATAAACTCCAACATCATCAATCCTTTTTACATAATAATAGTTAATAGTATTACCTGCTTCAGATGAGCCTGGAGTAAGGTATAGAGTTATTGTAACTTTGTCTATAAATCTTTGTACAAAATATTGTACAGGTTGTCCTTCAGATGATTTGTTTGATAATGCTTGATAAGCTGATCTATTAATTTTTGTAAGTGGTGTATCTATTGAAGATGCATTCCTATAAGAGCACTCCAATATATCATCAACGCCATATATGCTAGTGGCGTCCGAAGTTCCGTCACCAGGTGAACGAAACATTGTATAAGTTGCTTGACCATCTACTAAAGTTATTGAGTTGTTTGCAACTTCCCAATAATGCAAACCTCGGTTTGCCCATTCTTGAAATAGAATATTTAAGGATCGTCGCGCAGTTTTAATATCATAACCTGCGTTAGATTGCAAACCAATTCTTTCATAAGCTTCTTCTATGATCTCATCGATCTGAAAATTCTTATCAAAGACGTATGTACCTGAAGTAGTGTTAGCCATTTAGCCTCCTACTTGTCTAACAATACAGTTGCTGTTCCTGTTAATGTAGAAATACTCATTCCGTTTTCAAATAACACTCCATCTTCTGGAATGTTAAATGCAAAAACATCACCTGCTGGAGCATCTGCTTGGAAGTAAGTTGTAGTTGTACCACCATTAACTAATACAACAGAACCTGCTGTAGTAGCATTTGGAGCACCTAAGATAATTCCTCTTAGTCTAGTTCTTCCTGCAAATACAACACCAGTTGTATTTCTTCTTATTGCTTTAACATCTGATTTAAAAGACATATTTTAAACTCCTAAGTTTTAGGAGCCCCGAAGGGCTCCATAATTAATTATGCGTCAGTTGCAATGTCTGCACCATCTTGAACTCTTTTCCAAGTAGTTCCATCAGAAAATGCGTAAGTGGCAGCGTTAGAAAATCCGTTTGAAACGTAAATCATAACACCATCATTGTCTACAGCTGATAATTCTTCACCAGCTCTAGTTCCTGTTGCAATTTGCACAGTTGATGCGTTAGATACAGTCCAAGATATTTTTCCACCTTGTGCTGTGTCATGTGCGTTTTCATTAGCACCACCGATAAACCCGTTAAGGGATACCACTGGTCCTGTAAATGTAGTATTTGCCATATTTATATCCTCCTAGTTTTTTCTACATAGTCTCTAGGCCGTCGACTATACGCGTCTATGTAGAATAATTTATGTATAGTAATTAATTTATATATGAAATTATTAAAGAGTGCAAGAAATCCCTATAGGAAAAGTATGTTTTCCAGCAATATAGAGTTCCTAATTAGCCAGCATACAGATGGATTTCTCCATCTAAAGCATTTTTAGGACTCTCTTGGTTCTTTAGAATAGATCTAATTACTTTTTTGATATCATCTCCAAGAACCGACATTTCAGGTGTTACCATTCCGCCATTTTTAAGAAACAACTCGTTCCAATCAGATTCGAGTTTCAGTTTCTTCGCGAACAACACCATGTTGTCTTGAGCCATTGTTAACCTCCTCATAGGTTATATAGAATCCAGCGCCTGTAGCAGTGCCACTAAACTTTAATGGATTCGGCTCCCAATGTATAGCATTTTTTCCTAGAAAGTCAATGATTGGTTTATGCAATTCTTCTGCATCATTTATTTCTTTTTCAGACTCAATATTAAATTGAGTTTGTAATTCCTTTGTAAAGATTTTTATAAGATAAGTTTTGTTCATAGGTTTGTCTTTCTACCATAAAAAAAGGGGGGCCGAAACCCCCCTTTAATAAAAATAATGCTTAAGAATTAAGCACCTTCAGAAGCAAAGATACCTCTAAAGTCAGAAACTCCAAAAGAGTATCTTTCTCTAGCTTTGTATCTCATGTTTCCTGTGTCAAAGTCACCTTCCATCTTAGTAGTGATAGGTGCTCTTTCAAAGTACTTCATTCCGTTTGGCACATCTGTAATGATGTAGAACGCATCAGTATCAGTTAAGAAATTATTAACCACGAAACCTTGTGGTAACATTCCCATAGATCTTAATGCATTGATATCATTATCAGCAGTTCCAACTCTTTGAGCAGACTTCATTAATCTCTCCGCTGTGAATTGTAATTCACTTGGAATAATTAATTTCATCCCTTTAGCTGCGATTTTTAAACCTCTCTCATCAGTGAAAGCAGCGATATCAATCATTGCTTGTTCTAATGAAGTTTCGTTTAAGTCAGCTTGAGTTGCTAAAGTGTTCGAAACAGTACCCGCGATTGTTGGGTGTGCAGTGTTAAATAAAGAAACACCGTCACCTGAATCAAATCCATCAGTTGTTGGTAAACCTTGGATTAGTGGGTTAACTGCTTTTACTTGCTTAGTGTTTGCCATTGAACGAGCCAACGCTTTTGTGTATCTAGAAGCTAATCTGTCATACAGGTTATCTTCGATCGCTTCTTCAGTAATTGTGAAGCCTAAAGCAACAGTCTCGTGAGTGTATCTAGCAGTAAAAGTCTCTTGAGCATTGTCAAAAGTAATACCAGAACCCTCAGGTTTAACTTGTGCTTGACCGAAACCTGATAACATTACTTCTTCTTCAAAAGCTCTGTCCGAAGATTCTTTTGTGTAGATTTCTTCGTGTTGGTTTTCGTATCTTTTGTATTCCAGGCCAAATAGTGCATTTAAACCTGGCTCTAGTTCTTTAACTAGCTGTGATCTTGAAATAGCCATATTTATATCCTCCTATTATACGCCTGTTGTTGTTTTCAAGTTGTGTTCATTGATCGTAACAACCCAGTTCACATAACCTGAACCGACTTCGTTGTTTTCCGGATCTTTTGATACACCTATGATTTTTAACTGTGCTGAGTTGGTGCTTAAAGTAGCATCATTCAACATCGCGTTAGAAACATAGTTCGCTGAATCACCAGCTGAAAGTGTGATATCCGCATTGTTAAACACATCAGCTTGTGCAGAAGCACTTGATATGTTTGTTTGGATCTCAAATCTTTCATATGGATCATCTGCCACGAAAGCAACTATATCCGCAGCGTTAACTTGCGAATAGTGATTTGCCCACGTTGGCTTTTGTGTATTTGGATCAGTATAGAACACGCCGTTTAAGGAACCTAAAATATTTCCGCCAGCAGCACCTTGATCAATTGTTCCAGCCGCAGTCATTTTGACTGGGTCTTGGAAATAGATCGTAGTACTGTCATTAGCAGCAATACTGTATTCACTTAAACCACCGTTGTCTCTATTCTGACCAACTTTTCCAATTGGTTTTAAACCAAATGGTGCATTTTTATTTGCCATAGTAGTTGTCCTCCTTAGACAATTGTTAGTTTAAGTTTGGGGTTAGGAATCGTTAAAAAATTAACTCTTCTTTGTACCACCAAAAGTTACACGAGTCTGTCGATCTTGATTGATCGGCATACTTGGGTGCTGTTCCTTTAGTAGATCGTTTTCGACTGCTTGATCTTGCTCAATACCTTGCTTAGAATAGTATTCAGCTCTAGATTTTGCGATCTCTTCCGGTACCCTTGTCAGCACAAGGCCACCAACTCCGATCACTCCCTTATATTTGCCGTCTTCGATCACTGGATAATCACTGTCTGGGTATTCATCAGATCTGACTAATTCATAACCTGATCTTAATCTTCCAGCGACGTTCTTTGTGTCCTGGAAACCCATAGATTCAGCCCTTACCCATCTATGTCGAAATCCTGCCGGCGCAGGGGGTGCATCTAAAGATGACGGTGGAGTCCAAACTTTTTTTCGAGATTCTTTTTCTCTAGTTTGACTCGCACGAGAAGCTCTTTTTTCGTTATTATTTTCCATATGCATTTACTCCTTCGTGATATTTAATTGTTTCGCATATTCTTCAAGTGGCACACCTAATTTTTTAGCGATTGCTACTTGTGATGGCGTGAGTTTCACAGTTTTGCGACCCGGCTTACTATTTCTAGAAGCTGAAGCTACTACTTGCGTAGGCTTCGCAGTCGTTTGTTGATCTACTTTACCAAATTTATGCGGGAATTCAAGTCTTATTCTTTTATTAATTTCAGAATAATACTCGTCCGTTTGTGGGTCATAACCTTCCTCTTCGACAAGCTTCTTATGTAAGCCGAATGCGGTATATGTCATGGCCTCGTCTTGACCAAACCAGGTATTCTGTTGAGCCCATGCTTGAGCTTTTGGATCTGGGTTAATCGGTTGTTCTTGAACTTGAGGCTGAATTTCAGGTTGTCTTACAACTTTTTCTTCAACTTTAGGTTCAATAGTTTGTTTAGATTTGATTTCAGCAAGTCTTGCTTCTTCATAACCTAATTTTGAGATTTCAGTTTGAGCAGCGATTTCAGCTTTCAAATCTCCATCTTCTCTAGCTTTCGCTAGTCGAGATGCAGCAGCTTCCATAGATGATTTAATTCTGTTTTCCATTTCAGATACATAACCTGTATCTAATTTAGAAAATCTAGACTTTAAAGATTCTTGCTCGGTTTGAACTTTTTTTGCGTATTCTAAAGCAGCAGCTTCTCTTCTCTCTGCTTCACGCATTTTTTTAGTTAACTTTGCAATTCTTCTTTTCACTCCTTCAGAGTAATCATCTAATTCTTTCTTCTGCTGATCTACAGCTTCGTCTTCTTTCTTTGGTTCTTGGTCCGTGTTACTTGTTTCTTCACTAGCTTGAACATTAGACTGCTCGCTAGATTGCGTAGATGAGTCATTGGACTCAGTATTGTTGTCAGCATTGTCTACCTCCACTTCTGATTCAGGTTTCTTTTCTTCCGGTAATTCAACCTCGGCACCTGGACCTGAAGTATCGATATCAACGGTCTTTTCCATATCTGGCATAGTATCCTCCTATGATTAAAATTGGTGAAAGATATCTTCGGGGTCTTTCACTGTGGCTAATACTTCGTCATCATTCAGAAGTCTAACCTCCCCACCATCAATAAGAATTCGGCTTCCTGCATATCGTGCAAAGATTACCCAATCCCCAACCTTGCACCACGGGCCTTCAGGAAATTTTTCCTTGTCGTAACAATGTGGACCCATTGCAAGTATTAAACCACAAGTTGATGCAACCTGTGATCGTTCGATAGATTCGTCTGATAAATAAATACCACCTTTAGTTTTTGGTTTTGCTTTAAAAGGTAAAACTAACATTCTCCAACCTGTTGGTTGAGGAAGTTTAGCAGATTCTTTTTTAGCTAATGATTGGTGGTCTTCGTATTCTTTTTGATTTTCTTTTTCGTATTTTTCTTCCAAAGCTAATTTAATCTTTGGTGTCTCCTTTGGGTTTTCCCCTGAGGTCGACGACGTTTTCTCCTTTAACATCTTTTTGCTCCTTCTTATTTAGCAGGTTAGAGATTTCCTGTGAAATATATTGATAGGCATGTGCCTGTCCCAACATATACTTATATTTTTCCATATTGTCAACACCTCCCGATATGAGGGTATCTCCAATGTTTTGATAAGATTCCCTTATCATTTTTTGTATTTTAGATATGATTACAGTTATATCTTCCATGGCTTTCCTTTGTTGATTGTTATATTAACAGTTCCATTTTCTTAAGGACTTATTAATTCTTGAATTTGGATCTCTTGCAGTTTTAGCTGAAGTTAATCTTTTTTTCATTCCAGTCATTCTCGCGCAAAAACTCTTTCTTCTTTTAGCTGCTTTAGATCCTGGTTTTAATTTTGATGGTTTAGTTGTAACAGCAGTTTTTAATTTAGAACCTGGATTTGCTCTTCTATAAGACATTACACCTTTTCTATTTAATCCACCTGATGCAGACTTACCTTCTTTTCTCTGCCATGCTGCTGTTTTTGCCATTATACTAATCCTCCCATACTCATTTTTTTTCTTGCAAAGGTTTTAACATTAGTTGGTTTA